AAATGCTGATAATACTCCAAGAACTCCTGGAACATATCAGCGTCATGATAAAGATAACAATCCGGTATTAATCTAATGGCACAATATAGCAAGTATTACAATAATTATATACCACAAGAGAAAACCAACTTTGAAGTGGTGATGCTTGCCGATAACTACGGCAACATCAATGCTGGCACAGGAGGAACTGCTACAGATGCTTTTGGTAGAAGCAGACAATCATCCCCTCAGACATTGTTTGATAGTCAGCATCGTTATGTGGAAAACTCTTATTGGGATACATCATTAACTGGAGCAGCAGGTAAACAATATAATATTAATGAAAGTAGCGTTTCTCTAACTGTCTCTGGTGTTTTAAATGATAAAGTAGTTAGACAAACAAAAAGAGTATTTTCCTATCAACCAGGAAAGTCGTTATTGATTATGAATTCGTTCGTATTCAATGCTCAGACAGCAGGTGTCAGACAGAGAATAGGATACTTTAACGAAGACAATGGAATCTTTTTTGAGAATGATGGTACAAAAAATTACATTGTAATGCGTAGAAAACTTACAGGTGGTGCTGCTACTGAAGTTAGAATCCCCCAGGAAGAGTGGAATACAGATCAATTTGATGGCACTGGACCAACACTAAGAACTTTAAATATCGCCAAAGCAAATATTTTCTGGATGGATATTGAATGGTTGGGTGTGGGTGATGTTCGCTGTGGATTTGTTGTTGACGGAAGAATGGCAATCGCTCATGTTTTCCATGGCGACAACGTAAACGACACCACTTACATGACTACTGCTATTTTGCCAATTCGTATTGAAATAGAAAACACTGCTGCTACTGGTGTCACTTCAACCATGAAGCAGATTTGTAATACAGTAATCTCTGAAGGTGGTTATCAAAAAGTAACTAGACCACTTTTTGCTAGAAGACCCACTGATGTTGCTGTTTCAGATACAGCATTTACTCCTCTAGTAGCAATCAGATTAAATTCAAGTAGATTGGATAGTATTATTCTTCCCGATCAATACAATCTTCTTGCTACAGCACAGGGAAATTTTGAAATTGCTTTGATATTAAATCCATCAGCATTGACTAATGGTGGATCAATAACTTGGACACAACAAGGGAATGTTGATTATTGTATTGATGCTACTGCTATGACTGGTGGCACAATTGTTCAAACCGAATATTTCTCGGCAACTCAACAGCAAGGTGGATCTTTACACAAAGAACAAATATATAATTTTGATACTCAACTCGGTAGAACGATTGGTGGCACTAGTGATGTATTAGTTTTAGCAGCTCAACATCTTGGATCCTCAACTAAAAATCTTCGTGGATCATTATCCTATTACGATTTAACATAACTTAAGTAACTATTGTAACGGACGGATACAGTCAAACTAAATATAATATTGTATCCTCCAGATTAAAAACATGGATATTAAGACCTGCCCTAAATGTGGGGCTCAGTGGATAGATGGGCAGCACTATTGGACAGGGACCAACAAGAAAGGAAACGATACGGAACTAGCATCTCTAGTGTGTGACAGATTTGGAGATGACACTTGTATCAATCCAGTTAAAGGAACAACTGATGGCAAGGGTTGGGAAGAGAGAATGGAGACCCTACATAATTATGATAAAGAACTGAAAAATTATAATGAGCGGTAATAAAGAATTATATCTTGGTAATCCTAATCTCAAAAAGGTTGGGGTTGAAATTGAATTTACCAAAGAGCAAGTAGAAGAATATTTAAAATGTAAGCAGGATCCAGTGTATTTCGCAAGAAACTACATGAAGATCATTTCTCTTGACGAAGGTATTGTCCCATTTGAGATGTGGGACTTTCAAGAGAAACTGATTAGTGACTTCCACGAAAACAGATTCAACATTGCTAAGTTACCGAGACAGACTGGTAAATCAACGACTGTAGTTTCCTATCTGTTGTATTACGCTATCTTTAATGATAACGTCAACATTGGTATTCTAGCAAACAAAGCTTCAACTGCTAGAGACCTTTTAGGTCGTCTACAATTAGGTTACGAGAACTTACCTAAGTGGATGCAACAAGGTGTGGCAGTCTGGAACAAAGGTTCTATGGAATTGGAAAATGGATCCAAAATCCTTGCCGCTTCTACATCTGCTTCTGCTGTCCGGGGTATGTCGTTTAACATACTCTTTTTGGACGAATTTGCTTTCGTCCCAAATCACATCGCAGAAGAATTCTTTGCCTCTGTGTATCCTACAATTACATCTGGTAAATCAACAAAGGTTATTATTATCTCTACTCCTTATGGTATGAACCACTTCTACAAGATGTGGATGAATGCTGTGAACGGAAAGAATGGATATGTGTTTAATGAAGTTCATTGGTCTCAGGTTCCTGGTAGAGATGCTGACTGGAAAGCAATAACAATTGCCAACACATCTGAGCGTCAGTTTACTCAGGAATTTGAATGTAACTTCCTTGGATCGGTTGACACTTTAATCTCAGCATCTAAACTTCAAAATTTAACATTTGTTGATCCAATTAAATCAAATGCTGGGTTAGATGTATATGAAAAAGCAATTGAAAATCATGATTATATTATAACAGTTGACGTTGCGAGAGGAGTTGGCGGAGATTACTCAGCATTTATTGTATATGATATTACAACATTACCTTATCGTATTGTTGCCAAGTATAGAAACAATACAATCAAACCAGTTCTATTTCCCAGTGTAATTTTTCAGGTAGCAAAAGAATATAATATGCCTTACATTTTATGTGAGGTAAATGATATTGGTGATAGTATTGCTTCCACATTAAATTATGATCTTGAGTATCCTAATGTGTTGATGTGTGCGATGCGTGGTCGTGCTGGTCAGATAGTTGGACAGGGATTCTCTGGAAATAAAACTCAACTTGGTGTTAAGATGAGTGTAACTGTTAAGAAAATTGGGTGTGCTAATCTTAAAGCAATTATTGAAGAAGATAAACTGATTTTTAATGACTATGAAATTTTATCTGAGTTGACAACATTTATTCAGAAGAAACAATCCTTTGAAGCTGACGAAGGTTATCATGATGACCTAGTGATGTGTATGGTCTTGTTTGCCTGGTTGGTCATGCAAGATTATTTCAAGGAGATGACTGATCAAGATGTTCGTAGAAGAATTTATGAAGATCAAAAAGATCAGATTGAACAAGACATGGCACCATTTGGATTTATTGATGATGGACTAGGAGACGATACTTTTATTAGTGATGACTCGGTTTGGTATGGGGAATCACAAGAAGAAGTGGCATACATGTGGAACTATTGATTTTAATAAATAATTCTAGATTAAATTTGGATGTCACGGAGAGAATCAAATGGCCAGTCAAGTCTCGCCTGGAGTAATTATTAGAGAGCGTGATCTCACTAATGCTACAATTGTAAATTCACAAGCACTCAGAGGAGCTATTGTTGCTGCCTTTGAAAAAGGTCCAGTGGACCAAGTTGTAGCAATTAATTCACAAAAGGAATTTATTGATACATTCGGTATTCCTAACGATTCAATTGCTCAAGATTGGTTCGTAGCATCCGAGTTTTTAAACTACGGCGGTCGTCTTGCTGTCGCTAGAGCAGTAGACACCGGAGCACTTAACGCTTCTACAGATGGTGGAGTTCTGGTTAAGAACGAAACTGAGTGGGACGGAACCGGAGATACATTCGTCGCAAGAACAGCAGGTTCTTGGGGTAATTCCCTCAGCGTTGTTGCTGTAGATAGAGGATTTGACCAGATTGTTACATTAGCATCTTCACCAGCAACTACAACTGATGGAACAACCCTGACATTCGTAAGCGGAAAGACCGCAAAACTTTATGATTGGGATGGAGTAACAAAGACAGGAAACGTTGTTCTTCAAGGATCAAGTGGAGCAATTACTTCATCAGATTTACTTGATGTTCCCGATACTGGTGTAATCTCTGCCATTGACACATTTACTGGAATTGCTGCTCCAGGTTCAAATGATAGAACAGCAGGAACATTTACAAACGTTGATGCTACTGGTGGTGGCGGAAGTGGAGCAAAATTCACTGTAGTAATTACTGCTCTTGGAGCAGTAACTGTTACTCTCACATCAGGTGGAACAGGTTATTCGGACAATCAAGTACTAACAATTTCTTCAACTGAGTTGGCAGCAATTGGTGCTGGATCAGTTACATTCCAAGTAAATGGAATTGTCAACACAACTATTGCCGTTTCATCGGCAGTTGATTGGTACAGAAATACTTCAGTAACTGTTGGTGCTTTCTCAATCAAACTTTCACAGATTGGTCCTCGCCCAGGAACATCAGCACAAGGAGCAAATCTTGGATTCTCCAGAGACGAATTCCACATTGCTGTTATTGACAGAACTACTGGTGTTGTTTTAGAAACAGCTCAGTATCTTTCAAAACTACAGGGTGGCAAGACTCCAGAAGGATCCAACACATACTATAAGACTGTCATCAACGAAACAGCACAAAATGTTTTCGTTGGAGACTTTGCTACAGCAAATATTCTTACTGGATCAGGCGATGACTGGACAGTAGGATTAACAGTTACTGCTCAGACTAACGGTGGAGCACTCGCACTGTTTGACGGTGGATTCTACTCAGATGATCTAGCAAGTGGTAACGACGCATCATTTGGATATTCAGCAGAAGATTATGAAATCTTCAGAGCATTTGACGAATTTGATGTTGACTTTATTCTCATGGGTGGTTCAATGTCAACCTCTGCTGAAACTCTAGCAAAAGCAAATAAAGTCGTTGACATTGCTTCTGATAGAAAAGATTGTGTTGCTTTCGTATCTCCAGATATCACAAATCAAGTTGGAACATCAGGAACACCGCTCACAGCAAATCAACAAAAGCAAAATACTATTGATTTCTTCAATGGAATTCAATCAACTTCTTATGCTGTATTTGACAGCGGTTATAAGTATCTTTATGATCGCTTTAACGACAAGTTCCGCTACGTTCCATGTAACGGAGACGTTGCTGGTCTATGCGTATCAACATCAGCACAACTAGCTGACTGGTACTCACCAGCAGGACTTAACAGAGGTTCACTCAGAAATGCTGTTAAGTTAGCATACAATCCAAACCAGTCTGATAGAGACGAACTTTATCAGGCAAGAATTAATCCTATCGTTTCCCTACGTGGAAGCGGTATTACTCTCTTTGGAGATAAGACGGCACTTTCTTCACCATCAGCATTTGATAGAATTAATGTTCGTCGTCTGTTCCTCAATGTTGAGAGGCGAGTTGATGCTCTTGCTCAGGGTGTTCTGTTTGAACAGAATGACACTGCTACAAGATCTGGTTTCTCTAGTGCTGTGGCCTCCTACCTTGCCGAAATTAAGGCAGATAGAGGTCTCGCAGATTTCCTTGTTGTTTGCGACGATTCAAATAACACTCCAAGTGTTATTGATCGTAACGAGTTTGTTGCCGATATCTATCTACAACCAACACGTTCAATTAACTTCATCACAATCACACTGACTGCTACACGAACTGGTGTATCCTTTGACGAAGTAGTAGGTCGCTGATTTTAATAAACAACAACGTCAAGAGGTAAAAACAAATGGCATCAATTAGTAGATTTATCACTCAGATTGGACAGGGCGTTAAGCCCAATATGTTCAGTGTCCAAATTCCATTCCCAAATGGAGTAACTGGAATTCCCAGCGGAGGAAACACAAAAGGATTTGAACTAACAAACCTTCTCTGTAAGTCAGCAGCACTTCCCGGTTCACAACTTGGAGTAATTGAGGTTCCTTTCCGTGGAAGAACAATCAAGATTGCTGGAGACAGAACATTTGATACTTGGTCCGCAACGTTCTTCAACGATAAGGACATGAACACCAGAGGTTATTTTGAGAACTGGCTCAACGCTATCAACAACCATAACCTCAATGGTACTGATCTCCCAAACCTAGCAGTTGGAGCTGCTACAGCTGGTGGAGCTGCTAGTGGTTCATATTCTGTTGATGTTATTGTCAACCAACTTGAAAGATCTGCTGAGACACAAGATACTACTCCAAATACAAACCAAAACATCATCAGAGGTTATACTCTGAAGTATGCTTTCCCAACATCAGTTTCGCAAATTGATCTTGCTTATGACAGCAATGACCAGATTGAAGAATTCACAGTTGAATTCCAGTATTCTTACTGGCAGTCTACTGCTTCAAGAGGTGGTGCTGGCGCAATCAACAAGTAAACTGAGTCTATAAATAGGTCATAGCACAGTTATAGACCTTATGTTATGAGTAAATTATTTGGATTTCTCATTAATAAAAGGGCGGATCAGGTAGGTCAATCTCCTGTTCCGCCCACTTCTAATGAAGATATTACCACAGTTGCCGGTGGATACTTCGGCACGTATGTTGATGTGGAGGGCGGTAACGCAAGAAATGAGTTTGAACTCATCAAGCGTTATCGTGCCATGGCTCTTCATCCAGAGATTGATTCTGCTGTGGATGAGATTGTAAATGAATTTTTAGTTACCGATGCCAATGATGCTCCGGTAGAAATTGAACTATCAAATTTAAATGTTGGTGCTAATTTAAAAAATAAAATTAGAGATGAATTTGATTACATCTTAAAGATGTTAGATTTTGATCTAAACGCACACAATATTATTCGCCAATGGTATATTGATGGTCGTTTATACTATCACAAAGTAATTGATCTTGCTAATCCAAATAAGGGAATCACAGAACTGAGACAGATTGATCCTCTTAAAATTAAGAAAGTAAGACAAAAAATTGGTAAAGATTCGGCAGAAGAACATCAAGTTAGAGGAACTGCCCTGGAATATGATTGGGGAGAATTTATTGATTATTATGTTTATAACCCCAGAGGTTTTGGTGGGAACATGCCTGCCGTAAGTGGAGTATCTGATTACGGAATTTCTCAAGGAGTTCGTATTGCTTCAGACGCAATTACATATTGTGGATCTGGACTCCAAGATATGACTAAGAAGATGACTCTTAGTTTTCTCCACAAAGCAATTAAAGTTCACAATCAATTGAGAATGATTGAGGACGCAATTGTTATCTATCGTTTATCACGCGCACCAGAAAGAAGAATCTTCTACATTGATGTGGGTAATCTTCCTAAGGTAAAGGCAGAGCAATATCTTCGTGATGTTATGGCTCGCTATCGCAACAAACTTGTATATGATGCCAACACAGGAGAGATTCGTGATGACAAAAAGCATATGTCAATGCTTGAAGACTTCTGGCTTCCTCGTCGTGAAGGTGGCAGAGGAACTGAAATCTCTGTATTGCCAGGCGGTCAAAATCTTGGTGAACTCAAGGATCTTGAGTATTTCAAAAAGAAACTTTACAACTCACTCAACCTACCACCTTCCCGCCTTACGGATGACAACAAAGGGTTTAATCTTGGTAAGACCACAGAGG